ACCTCACACTCTCCATATGCGTAAACCTCTAATTCCATCTTCTATGGATATTTTGGATACTACCTGCATTTTAAACCTGTGGAAAACACGCTTAAGCTGAAGCCTGACCTTCTTAGGCTGTATGCAGGGGATGAAAAAAGAAGTCCCCCGCTTGAAGTTCCCCCATTTAACTTCATAGGAGACACCCTCTATAATCACTTAACCTGCTCAGGCTCCCCCGCTTCTGGCCTTTGGTCTGGTAGGTAGTTATCTACATCTATAAAGTCCCCTCCGGAGCAGTCCAGCACTATGCAATGAACCGCGGGTGCCGCTACTTTAAGACCCTTGGATAACCGCTTGTTTGTGTGCGCGAGGTAGATGCCTTTTCTTTCTAACTCTTTAATAGTCTCTTTGTAGTTTATCTGGCTCTCAACACAGTCCTCCCGGAACGGTTTGGTAGCGAGGAACATCCTCTGGGTGTCGGGTTCATACCGTATGGTTAGCTCCGCCCTTGGCTCCATTAGGGGTTGTGGGGGTAAACTAGAACGTAGGTCATCGGCATCGTTAACAGCGAGGATGTTTTGCAGGTGCCTGTTTATATAGTCCCCTACTACTGCTGCTACGTTGGAAGTAGGAGGCTTGATGTCATAGCGCATGTCGTTAATCATAGCCTTAACCCACTCAAATATGGCCTTCATATCCCAATCAATAAGCCCTAGACGCTTGGCAATCAAACCACCAGTGATGTTGGCTGCAACTACCGCAGACCAGAATCGTTCCCGTTGTGTTAATTTTAATTTTTTATCTACGACGCTTTGGGTGCGAAGACACGTGGCCTTAACCTCTTCTAGGTTGCGTAGCACCCACTGTATATAAATGTCCCCCGCGTGGCCGTAGTTCTCAAGTAAGTCCAGGTCGAACGCTTGCTTTGCCTCTTCCTCGGATATTAGCCCGTTACCTTCTATCTTGTACTCCAGAAGGCGCATTAACTCCCCGTCTGGGTTGGACTTCAGAACGCCTAGCTTCTCGCTGAAGGAGGCATTTGCGCTGGTTAGTGTTATCGTCTGCCATGTTGTGTTGTTAGCCCGTAGCTCATTAGAGGAGGCCTTCATCCGGTTCTTACCCTTACCCTGCGAACAGGAGTAAATTAAGGAGGAGAACTCACTGGCCTTAGCGTTTGTTATTTCGTCCACCGTAAACGGGAGATTGTTTAGTATCCCTAGGATTGCTATTTTGGACACATAGGTGTCCTCTTTTGTGGAGCATAGTCCTTTTGGGTGCCCGTACACACTGTTACACATGTGCAGCGTTGTGGTTTTGCCTGTCCCCGATACCGGGTGGATGACATTTATAATTGCACCACTTTGCCCTAAGAACTTAAGTAGGGGTGAACCGAACGCAGTTAGCGCGGCAAAGGCATGGGGCTCATGCCCTTTTCCCCCGTACATACCAAATATCCTCTTCCACTCCTCGAATGACCCTGTTGGCTCCATCTGTGCCGCTAGCTCCGTAGTTACCGAAGACGGGGGGCTATGAAAAATACCCTCCGCTGTAATCTCCCGGTCGCCAATAATAAACCTACTGTCTTTGTCCGCCCATCCAAATTGTAATCTCATACGTTCCGCCTTTTTTTTGCACTGCAACCCCCTTATAGAAGTGAGTATATAATCCACTAGAAAGGGAAATAGTTTGGGTTTGCATACCACCCCGTGTTTTGATAAATGTTTTCGTAATTCGTTAATATCTGTGACCGCGGTATTAGGTATAACAAACTCCCGAACCCCATCTTGTGGCAGGTGCAGTTTCATAACCACTACGTCGCCCATCTCTGGGTCGTACATGCGTTTATGCACGTACAAGTCGTGCTCGTACACAAAAATATCCGCTTTCTCTTCCTCTTGTAGCCGCTGATATACCCCTCCGGTGTCCCCCCTGTAAAAAGGGAGTGGGTACTCGGGTATGGTGTGGGTTTCAACTTCCCCTTCTTCGTCCTCCACATCAACTTCAACTTCACTAGCTTCTACTGGGGGTTTAGTTGTTTCGTAGCCCAGTACTATGGGGCTTGTAATCTTCCCCCTATGTGGGCACCCCTCACAACCACCCGCGTTAATCTTCTCGAGCTCTGTGCAGGTATGTGGGCCTACTCGCGCACTGGCTTTCTTTTCTGTAGCGGCAGCATCATACCCCTCGTAACCCTTAGACAGCTTATGTATGGCTGGGTCTCTGTCCCCGCAATGCTGTGCTATGGATAGCGCGCCAGTCCATCGTGGTTCTGGTAGTTCTGCTCGGCTCGTATAGCAGTCTAAAAGCTGCTGACAACCTAGGCTCTTGACACTCTTGGCCATGATTTTGTTAAAGCTGGAGGCTACGTTTTCTTCCCTTTCTTCCCTCGCCGCAGCCTGTAACAACTTACCCAGCGCGGACATCTCGCGCGGCTTAGGTATAACTTTTACGCCTAGTATCTCCCGAAATTCCTCAGGCGTGGTTTTTTTCGGTGCCCCCGCCGATAGTACCTTAACCTCATTGGGCGGGGTGTCTTTATAGTTTAGTGTGCCTGGTACTCGTAGCACCCTAGCCGCTTCGAACACAGCCGGGTCTACATAAAAGTTATGTAGCACGGTTAACTCTCGGAACCTATTTGCGATAAGGCTCCACTCTTCCCGGGTTATTTCTTCGGATAACGGCCAATAGGCATGTATGCCCCGTCCTGAGTCTACGAGTAGAGGTTTTGGTAAGCCAACTAATGCACAAAACACCTGCACGGCTTGTATGCCTGCGTGCTTATCTATGTATCCAGCGGGTCTATCCGTTTTCTTTTTTACCGCAGCTTTGGCTTCTCCGCAATCTATATCAACCCATATTGCCTGTAGACTTTGTACATTTTCTTTAGTCCTGCTGGCATCGGATTTGAATTTCGCTACCCCAAAGTAGACATCTCGTTTTGCTTTGGCGAATTTCTGGATTACCTTATCTGCTTCTTCTCTAGTAGGTACTATCTCTTGTCGGACGTTCTCGGCCTTTATCCCTAGTATTGCAAACCACCCTTTTTCGGGCTGCACAATGTTTAACAGGTCTATAGCCATATCTAAAATTCAGAGGGAGTTACCCCCTGAGGTCTCCCCCTGGGTTATTTATATTTTTGTAAGAAGGCGATTACTTTTTTAAGGTTTTCCTCTCCCGGGTTTCGTACCCCTTGGAACCAGTTGTAGATTGTCTGCCTACTGACCGACAATGTATTGGCTACGGTTTGGACGGGGATGTTGTGCTTTATACACACCCTCCCCAATTTAACCCCCGCCAGCCTAGCGCTGGCTTGTTTATTTACCTTGATTACCTCAAGGCTGTAACTGTGGCGTATCATTCTTCACTCCACGCGTCCACTAATGCGGCTAGGTCTGGGTTCGTAGCCTCTGGTGCGGCTTTCTTCTTACTCGCACGTTTCTTAGGCGGGGCTACTTCAGCTACTTCGTCTTCTTCCACTACTTCCGCAGGTGCTTCTGGGGACGCTGCTTTGGGTGCCTCGGCGACGGGCAGTTTATTGACTCCGTCGGTTTGCGCCACCGTGATATGGGTGTACCGCTCGGTATCCGGATTAGCCTGTGCAACTTGTTTTAACTCATACTCTGCATCGGTAAGCCCTCTGCTTGGGGAGAATAGCAACTCCATTGTTTCCGCGTTGTCGTTAAACTGAATGGTGGTAACTACGTTGTCCGGGGACTCGTTATTAGCTAGTAAGTATTTTATATAACTCTCAAACGGGTGGTCGTTGCCGGTACCCTTACCAAATAGAGACTTAGCAGGGATGTTAAACTGGTACACTTCCCCTGTGGCATCCCCTTCTACTAGCATCGCTATACGCCTTTGGAAACGACACGCCCGGCTGCCATTAGGGCCGGAGCCTTGGACATTCTGTGGGCAAGACAAACAGTTTTCGCTCTGGGCATCCGAAGCGGCGGTCTCAGGGATATCCCCTAAGTTAGACCAACAGTTGGGTAATGTTGCTTCTTTATTTGGGTCATATGACTCTTTGTAAAAAATACGTGACACCTTAGGGAGGGCGGCTAGGATAATTACGTTGATTTCTCCGCGTATCGCGTCTCCAATTTGCTCCCCGTTAACAATGCGTTTGAACGTGCCGTTGGTGTTTGTTTGAATCCTACGTGACATAGAATTTGATGCAAGTGACTGCGCTAATGGGCTTAGTTCCCGGCCCTTATTAGGGGACGCGCCAAGCTGGTGTTTAAAAATAGTTAAGTTGCTCATTTAGAACCTCGTGGTTTGGTTACTCGGATTGAATATTTACTGTCTACTTGTAGTCCTGCGGGTACATCGTTAGGATTTTCTTCTATGTATTGTTTCATGTTGGTCTGGTGTACGCGTTTCTCCAACAACTCAGGCATGTTGCGCTCTTTAATGAACTCATACATTACCTCCCAGTCGCTAGGCCAGTACCTTGATTTTACACTCCGGGACACAGAACCCGCAGAGGTCTTAAAGCTGTCTATCCCCTGGGAGTTACAAGTATCCAGCAGTGCGTTGGATATTGTGTCTAGTTTGTCCTGTAAGGATTGTATTTCAACCTTGTGCTCTTCTTGCTTGTCTGCTATTGCGCTACGTATTTTTATGTACGTGGACACTAACTCTTCCGGTGCGGTCATTTCTCTCTCCTCTGATTTATACTGATACTATCTACCCCCTTTGACATTGTCAACTACTTCTTCCTCCTTAATTCTGTCTACTATCCATTGAGCGGTCTCGGCGTACTCAGCAGCAAGAAACATTTCGTAGGGGATGTACATAATACCTTCCTTAGGAACGAATCTCCTTCCGCCAAAATCCGCGTCCACACGTATCTGTGGGATACTGGACACTACGATGGTTAGGAAGGTATCGAACATGAACCATATACGTTTATCTATCTCGCGTATCTCTGCTTCGAGACTCTTAAGAGCCACCCCGTAGCCCCCATAGGGGTCGTGTTTATTCCTCATTATTCCTCATCCATTACCTCCCTATATAGGTCAATAACTTTTGTATGCATGACTATGTTCTCACGTAACATTTGGTAGAGTTTAGCTTCTACTGGACTGCCTTTGATGTGGAGAACCGTCATGGGGTTGAACTGGCCTGGTCGGTCTATTCGGGCGTTAGCTTGAAGATACGTTTCCACCCTCGTCACCGGCGCATACCATATCACCGTATTAGCCGCGGTCAAAGTTAACCCATGTGACGCAGCTTGGGGCTGTATAAGCAGCACGTGCGGGTCTTCCTTCTCTTGGAAGTCTTTGAATATAGCACTACGTTGGTTCATAGTGACCTTACCACTTATGATTTCACAGCTTATCTTTTTAGATGTTAGGAAGTCCTTTAGCAATTCTAGCGTATGGGTAAAGGGAACGAAGACGAGGACTTTGTGTGACGCTTCCTCTATGGCTTCGAGAACTACCTTTAGCCGGTTACTAACGTCAAACTCTATTACTTCCCTGGTATCTGTATAAACTGCGCCTCCCGCAATCTGCAGGAGCTTTGTTATGCCCACCGCTGCGTTAACCGCGGATACTGATTCCCCTGCTTCTTCTATCAACATCTGCTTCTTCAGGATGGTGTAGTACTTCACCTGCTGCGCCGTCATGGGTGCCTCTCTGTCCATGTAGGTGACGGGGGGTAGGTCTAGGCAGTTTTTTTTCTCAAACCTTATCGCGGGTTGAAGTACTTCGTGCACTACTGCTTCCGCATTGGGTTTGGGTATCCATCGAAACTGTGAGACTTTATATAAGACCCTATCTCTGAACTGCCCAAAAAACTTCGGGGTATTCTCGGGGTTAACTAATTTAGCTAGACCATACGCATCTACGGGAGACTGCGCTGCTGGTGTACCTGTCATCATCCACAACCACTGTACGGGTTCCACAATATCTCTAAGGACTTTCCACCGGTTGGTCTGTGCATTCTTGTAGCCGTTCGCTTCATCAACTACGATAAGGTCAAACCCACCTGCCATGATTTCTTTTTTAACTACTGCTACACCGTCGAAGTTTATTATTACAAACTCCGACCCTGCGTTAATTATCTTTGCCCGTGCTTTAGCGTCACCATGAGCAACTGAACAGCTACGGTGCATGGCGAACTTAAACAAGTCTTGCTGCCATGCGGATTTCATAATAGATAGCGGGCATATAACGAGCACTCTTGAGATTTTCTTCTGCTGCATTAGGTAGTCAGCCGCCCATATAACGGATGCGGTTTTCCCGCAACCCATCTCACTAAAGCAGAAAGATTTCTTGTGCACCGTAAGAAACGCAGATGTTTCCTTCTGGTGTTTAAAAGGCGTTAACCGCCCTGACCAAGTGTAGTCTCTCTGTATGGGGGCGGGTATGTTCTTAACCCCTAACCCTGCTAGCGCCTGTACTTCTTCTAGCCCCCAGTAAACGGCCACTTCATAGAAGTCCCCCTCTTGGCCTACCACCGCGCTCTTTTTGATGGTATCGGTTATTCTCTCTGGTCTTCTGGTTTTTAGTATTAGTACTTTGTTATCTTTAATTTCCATTATGGGTTTTTAAAATATAGCATTTCTAATTCTGGTTTGTAGGGGGTTAGCTTTTTAAGTACTTTCTCAAACACTAGCCTCGCTTTTCGTTCCTTTTTCTCTAGCGCTAACGCTTTCTTTTTCGCTAGCGCTAACGCCTCCGCTCTATCTTTTTTGGTCATCAACTTCCTCTCTTCTATGCTGGTTTATGGTTGCTTTTACGTTTGAAAGAACGGTTTTTACTAGCGGGTACCGCACGTAGGTTGCTACGTTCTTTTGAACCCCCTTTGGACAATGGCTTCCTGTGGTCTACATCTTTGTTGTCTCCCACCTTTACTAGCCCCTCCTTCATTAACTGGGCACGGGCTTTGTTTCTAGCGGCGCGTTTCTTCTTCTGCTCCGGCTTGCTTTCATATTCATTAGTGTATTTACGGTCTTCTTTGTTTTTGTACGGCATTGGGTTGCTCCTAGGTTGTGTTATGTTCACATTCTACTACAGGGCAGTACCCACATAAAGGTGTAGATATGGGGTTCCACACACCCGACTCTTTAGC